ACATGAAAATAACTTTCTAACAGTAATCTAACTGATTCTACCCAACCTTCTCTTGTATCAGGTATTTGAAATGTTTCTTCTTGTCTATCTTTATTTTCACCTTTAATAATAATTTCACCTGCACCTTTTGTATCAAAACCTACACCTACACCTAACATACTTGCATCCATAAGAAAACAAAATGGTTTTGAATAGTCATCTTTAAGTGTAGAAGTAGATACGAATGCACAATTGTTTAGTGCTGCATATAGATTTTTTTCTTCGGTGATTGGTGTTCCCATAGCCCATAGACCACGACCTGGAGGTAAAAATTTCATATAGAAAATTCTATCGTACATTTCTTGTGCGGATTTTTGTGCTTGCCAAGCATTCCAACCTAATTGATATGAATCAATATGTTTCTTTTGCATAGAGTAAGTTCCCTCTACAACCCTTTTAACTGTTTCCCACCATCTCTCGTTTTTTCCATCTTCTTTGATACGAGAATAGGTTCTCATATAAACTAATTCACCTAATCCGTTAAAACCGAAAGGCGGTCTCTTTCTTTTATACTTATCTACAAACTTTTCAGATAACTTAAATTTCTCCATCGCAACTCCATTTCCTAAAAACTATTAATATCATTCCGCATACCTATATTAAGTATAATATATATTACAATCCAATGTGTTCTTTGTAAATTTCTTCTTATTTTTAAAAATTTATTTTTAGAAGTTTTATTCAAAGCCACCTGAGACCTTAGTTTCACTCATATCGTTATATTTACTGGCTAAGAGCCTTCTCTGAAATTCTTCTCTATTATCCATTTTTCCTTGCTCTTCTTTACCTGGTTGACTAGTACTTTCATATATATCTATCTTTCCAATATTAGTATTCATTCCCATTGGATAAGTTAATCCATCAACACCAAATCTATTTTTAATAATATGACACCTAGCAGTATGACTTATCTTATCCTCAGGTTTTCTACTAATACTCAACACAAAATCAGCAATCATAACTTTACTGTACGCTTCAGCAATTTTACTTGCATCAATAAACTCTTCATCTAACGCTGAACGATTCGCCTGTGAAGCTGTCCATATTGGTACTTTAAATTCCCCCGCTAATCCCCTCAAATCTTCATAGATACTACCTAACTGGTGTCTTACCTCTCTCATTCCACTTACATCTCTTAAAATATCTGCATAATCTACTATAACCATATCAGGTTTAATTTCTTTCAATTCCAACTGTTTTAAATGTGCTGAAATTGTATTAACTGTTGCTGCACGTGTTGGATAATATTTAATAAGCATTTTACCTTTAAGATTATCAATAATCTTCTTAACTTCTTCTTTTTGATATTTAATATTTTGTGTACCTATACCACTAAAAATAGTATCATATCTTAAACCAACATATGTTTCATTTAACTCTAATGTATAATGAACTATTGTAAATCCCCTTTTTATTGCACCTGCAGCAATACTTTGCAATAACCATGTTTTACCAATACCTGATGGTGCAACTACAACACCCAATTCACCTTCACCCAATCCACCATCCATAACATCATTTATTATATCCCAAGGCGTTTTTATAGTAATTCTTGTAGATTTAGTCAATCTCTCTTCAATACCTACATTATAATCATGACCAATATCTACAGCAGTTCCAGCTTTCATAGCAGAATCTATAACTGTTTTTATACCATCATAATCTTGATTTTCTAAAAGATTAACAGATTCCATAATAGCAGATTTTAAAACTTGATTTTTACAGAAATCTAATGTTTTTTCTTGAACAAACTCTAAATCAGTTGCTTCTCTATATCTCCAAGCATCTTTCAATGCTTCTACAATAGTTAACTTAAATACATCATTTTCAACTTCATCTACCGCTATCTTAATAGCTTCTAATGTAGGTGTAGTTTTATACTTTGAAAAATATTTATATGTTTCTTTAATTAACCAACCATTTGCATCAGCTTCAAAATATTCTGGCTGAAGAACTTCCATAACAGTTTGTAAAAACATAGTATCAACCAAACAAGATGTAATAACCTTTGATTGAAAAGATGTACCAAACTCAGTTAATGTCTTATTCTCCATATATACTCTTAGTTAATTCCTTTCTTGATAGACTTAATTTCTTCTGTTTATATTTTGCTTTCATTCTTTTAAGAATGTCTTCTCTATTACGGTTATAATAATCCATTTGCCATTTTCTTTGAGCATCTCTTTTCTCTTTAACGGTGAAATACATTTTTCTTCTACCCATAAGTCTGCTCCGCATATTTATCCATAGTAGTAAAGTTTTGACCTAACCAACTACTAACATTAGGTAGATTCTGAAATAATCTATCTTCCATAAACATAGTTTCAAACTTATATTTTACTAACCTCTGAATTGGGCTTCTGATTATATCTATAAGACGGGTTTTTGTTGAACCACTAATATTCACATCTTCTAATTGCATTAACTTATAATTACGTTCAAGAAGTTCCTGATTTTGTAACACTTTTGCACAAAAACTACCGCCATCATCTTTGTGTTTATGTGCATATTTATATATTTCTTCTAGTCTATAATTATTATCCATATCACCCAAAAATGGTATATTTTTTATCAAAGTTTTAGTTGCTATCCCTTTTACACCACCTATATTATCAGATTTATCTCCTTCAAATACTTTAGCCATAATAAAATTACTTGCTGTTACACAATACTCCTCTAAAACTGCTTCTCTATCATATAATTTCTTTTTTGTGGGAGACCAAACCTTAATATCATCAGATACTAACTGTAAGAAATCTTTATCAGTTGACATAATAATTTTCTCACCATCCTTAATAACACTCTTTGCGATATAAGCTATAGCATCATCTGCTTCGATACCATCTACGGATATAGTGGTTAGTGGTAATAATTCAAGATAATCTGCAACTCTTCTGAGCTGCATATACATATTTTTTCGTTCATCTTCAACATTACCAAGACTCTCTACTCTATTAACTCTATACTTAGTCCTTCTTTTATTTTTATACTCAGGATAAAGTTTTCTACGGCGGTTACTCCCACCCTTACCATCAAATACTATAACAGTTCGGGTGGGATTAAACATATTAATGGCAAATCCTATGCTCTTTAAGAAACCGACAATGCCACCTACATGTATACCGTTTTCGTTCACAGTTGGCATTACACTAAATACTCTGATAAAAGTATTTAAGCCGTCAACTATTAGAACTCTTTTATTTAATTCAGTAAAATCTACTGAGCCACCTTTTCTCTTTATCTCATCAAGAATAGAAAGGTACTTATCATTATTCATCACCGATCACTTCATCTGTAACTTCTACGTCGTCAATGCCCATATTTTTCATATCATATTTTAATATAACTTTTTCACATATTTGATCGTAAACAAATGATTTAAAATCTGGATCTGATAACTTATCGCCAAACTCCTTTGATTGAAATTTGTGTTCTTCTCCTAAATGATCTGTTATAGTATACCAAGCACCAGCTTGTTTTACTATTTTATGGTCTTTCATTACTTTTAACCAACTACCTACATCATCAATTCCACTCTCAAAATATAGAGGGAACTCACAACTTCTCAAAGGTGGACCCAAACGATTCTTAATAACTTGTGCAAGTATCGTCATACCAATCGTATTCTTTTTAGCATCCTTAATTTGACCTTTATTCTTCAATCTAATTCTTGTTGATGCGTGAAATGGTAATGCTTTACCACCACTTGTTGTCCAAGGGTCTCCAAACATTACACCAAGTTTTTGTCTTAACTGATTTGTAAACACAAGAGCAACTCTTTGTCTACCAATCATTTGAGTTATTTTTCTTAATGCTTTTGAAATTATAATTGCTTTGGAAGTAGCCCAACCATCTTTGTCAAAGTCTGCTTCCATTTCTACATTTGTTGATGCTGCTGCAAGTGAATCCACAAGAATAGTTACTAACCTATCTTTATCTGATTCTCTAACTCTTGCTACAATCTCTTCTACTGCTGCAAATATATCTTCAACTGTTTCTAAATGTAGATATAACATACTACCTACATCTACACCAATAACTTTTAAAAAGTCTTGGCTTACTGAAGTTTCTGTATCGATATAAACTGCTACTCCACCTTTTTTCTGAGTTTCAGCTAAAAGATGTGCACCAACTAATGATTTACCACTTGATTCTAAACCATTGATTTCTGTAATTCTACCTACAGCAATACCACCATTAGGTTTATTTGATATAGCTAAATCTAATAATGTAGAACCTGTAGAAATAAATTCCTTTATATCTGTGGGTGTTGTGTCAGAACCATCAAGAAAATAAGCAACTTTAGTATCTTTAAATGTTTTATTTAAACTAGCGGCAAGTTGCCCTGCCAATTCGTCTCTTGTTGACATATATTGTCTCCTAAATTTATATAACTTAGGGGAGCGAAAGTTGGAACTCTCACCCCCCAACTTATTAGTTTACTATTACTTATTAAACAGATCGTCAAATGCTGCGGTTACATCTTCTGTAGCGGATTTTTGGTTATCCAACTCACTTCGACTTACCGATTCTCCAACTTGTTCTTCTTCTTTTTCTTCCTTATCTTCAGGATTCAACCAATTATTCAGAACTTCAGTAAGTTCATCATAAGACATTTCCTGATAAATTTCAGTAATGTTTTTTTGGTTTTCTGTAAGATTTTTGAGAACATTTGCATCTTCAGTAATAGGTGTTTGATTAGGTTTAACTCTGATATTAGTCTTTGGGAATGATGCGCCAATTTCCTCTGCCGTTTTAAATTCTACAGAAATATCACGACCATTCATGGCATCTGTGATATCTCCATAATCTGGATCGGCTATGATGGAAAGCAGTTCTTGATAAACTGTTTTGCCAAAACCCCAAAACTTCACACCTTCTTTTTCTTCACCACGTACAACAACTGGAGCAAAAGTTCTCATTTTTGCTTCAACTTTTCTACCAAGACGATAATCGTCTTTTGAACCAGTTGATTTTAGTTTTTGTGCGAATTCTTCTATTGGGTCTGGACGACCGAAAGAAATTGGTGAAAGATAAGTTTTACTAGCTAGATTCC